ATATTCATTACTTGATTGTATTGTTGTTTTGGTAAGTTCATAATTTTATTTGTTAATTCTTTTAGTTCTTCGTTACATTCAATTTTATTTACCGTATTATCATATATTTCACCATTACCATTTATTAACCAGTCCTTATTAATACCAAACAATCTACAAAATAAATCAATAGTTGATCCAGTAGGGTCACACTTGTTACGTTCTAATCGTGATACATGGTCTCGTGACAAGTGAAGCAGTTCTCCAATTTCTTGTTGAGTTTTATTGTTCATTTTACGAACGTATTTCAATCGTTCACCTTGTGTCTTTAGATTATCACACATTTTATTTTCCTCCCTGTTTAAAAGTCATTTGTAATTATAACTTATTTAATTGACTCACACAACGACATCAATGTTTGTAAAACATTACATTATGATGAATGTCATGTAATGTCACTTACTATAAGTATAGTACTTATTCCGAAAAATAAATACCAAATTTATGAAAAAAAAGTTGTTGACTTTATACGACATATCATCTACAATTAGAAACGGATGCGACATAATGTCGTATTTATAGAAAGGGGAGATATTATGGAACATAACGAACTTGCAAGACAAACAATGTTAAAACTAATCGAATTGCAAGATAAAGTAACTAAAGAAGAAATTAGTTACTTTAAGGGAATCATCGAGGGGTTAAGACTAGCAGGAGATAATAATTCCTCTTTCAGAAGGGAGTAGTCACTCTTGAAAGTAGAACTTTACGAACACCAAAAGAAGGTTCTCGAGATCACTAAAGGAAGAAATCGAGTTGCATATTATTTGGATATGGGACTAGGTAAAACCTTCGTAGCGACCGAGAAAATGAAACAATTAGACGAGAAATTAAATGTTATTGTGTGTCAGAAATCTAAAATAAACGATTGGGTCGAACATCTAAAAACGTACTACGGGGATTATGAGATAGTTAAATATAATACCCAAGATTTAAGTAATTTCAATAATAAAACCGTACTTGTGATAAATTATGATTTAATATGGCGTAGACCCCAGTTTAAGACGATTAAAGACTTCACTCTAATATTAGACGAAAGTTCCTACATCAAAAACGATCAGGCGACTAGAACGAAATTTATACTAAAGCTAAAGTTTAAAAACATAATACTGTTAAGTGGAACGCCCGTAGCTGGTAAATACGAGGAACTTTACTCACAACTAAAATTGCTAGGTTACACTAAAAATAAATCAGTTTACTTTTCCACCTATATGGTGACTAAAAAGTTTAAACTCGGCGGCGTGCTAATTCAAAAGGTAGTTGGCTATAAATGCGTCAACCGACTTAAACGAAAGCTGCGAGAACTCGGGGCGGTATTTATGAAAACAGAGGACGTTTTTGATCTACCAGCACAAGTACACAATGTAGAGAAGGTCGCAAATACTACAAATTATAAGAAGTTTAGAAAAGATAGATTACTAATAACCAAAGATCTTGAGTTAGTTGGAGATACAACTTTAAATAGATTGTTGTATTCTCGACAACTGGCAAGTCAATATAATCAAAATAAACTTGACAAACTAAAATCTTTACTAGAAGGTACAGAAAATAGAGTGATAATTTTTTATAACTTTGACAAAGAGCTAGAGTTGATTAAGTCAGTTTGCAAGAAATTAAATAAACCAATATCGGTGGTTAATGGTAAATGTAGAGATCTATCAAACTATGAAAACTTCGATAATTCAGTTACATTGATTCAGTATCAAGCTGGATCAATGGGACTGAACCTTCAAAAATCAAATACCATAATTTACTTTAGTCTTACAATGTCAAGTGAACTATTCGAGCAATCGAAGAAAAGAACGCATAGAATTGGACAAAATAAGACTTGTTTTTATTACTATTTGATAACAGAGGGGACAGTTGACGAAGAAATTTATAAGACATTATTAATGAGAAAAGACTACACAGACAAATTATTTATTGAAAGTGAGGTTTAAATATGAGTATAAACAAATCCAATTATACCGAGTACACAACGGAAGAAATTGTCGAGTTTGCACACTCACAACAATTATGTCCGCTGGATTGGGGACTTCCAGTACTTCCGATATGTCAAGAAGGATTAGATCCAAACGAATGTAAAAGTTGCTGGAAAAAGGCGTTAGGGACTAAAACAACAACGTCACCATTAGCTTTATTTGAAAACAACGCAGTAACAGTATTAAAAGATTTATCAATAATAGAAAAGAGATACAAGGATCTTACAAGTAGTAGGGACGACTTAAAAGTAAAATTAATGGCGTTAATGGAACAATACGGAATAACAAAATTTGACAATGACGACTTATCAATAACATACGTTGCTGCTAGAAATGGAACAAAATTCGACACCACTAAATTTAAAAAGGATCACCCTGATCTATACGAACAATATTTAAAACCAAGCAGTACTAAAGCGAGTGTGAGGTTTAAAACATATGAGTAAGACACCCGAAGGTAAATTCACCGAACAGGTTACTAATTACTTAAAGTCGTTAGGTGGTGCGTGTTGGTTTTATAAAGTATATGGTGGTGGATATTTCCAACGTAACGGAATACCCGATATAATTGGAGTATTTAAAGGTAAATTCTTCGCTTTAGAGTTAAAAGCAGAGAACGGAAAAGCCTCACCATTACAGATATATAATATTGATAAAATAAATCGAGCTGGTGGAATAGGGTACATATTAAAACCAAGCCAATTTGAAGAATTTAAAAAGGAGTTTGAAAAATAAATATGAATGTATATGCAAAATTACAGAAGATCCAACAGGAGTTAAAAGTACATAAAAGCAATTACAACTCTTTTGGTAGATACAAATATCGTAATTGCGAAGATATATTAGAGGCAGTTAAGCCGCTGCTGGATAAATACAATACGACATTAATAATAACTGATGATTTAGTATTAATTGGTGAAAGATACTATATAAAAGCAGAAGTTGTATTAATTGACTGCGATTCCGAAGACGGTAGAAATATATCTAGCAAGGGATTCGCAAGGGAAGAACTAGGTAAAAAAGGCATGGATTCAAGTCAAGTGACAGGAGCATCAAGTTCATACGCTCGTAAATACGCTTTAAACGGTTTATTCTGTATAGATGATACCAAAGATAGTGATACAACAAATAACGGTAACGACGGAATAGACATACCATTTACAGGTGGAGAAACTGAAAGCGAACCAACAGGTACTTTCACACCATTTAATGAGGCAGAAGAAGAACAAACTAACAGAAGGAGAAAGAGAAGATAATGGGAATATTTGATAAATTTAATAAAGAAATGGATAAAGATTTAATACAAAGTGAAATAAACGAGGCAGCACAAAATACATATGAGGACGTTCCAGTTGGACAATATGAAGTTGCAGTAACTAAGATAGAAGTAAAACCGACTAAAAACGGTGATAAGGTAATGTTAACTTGCACATTCAGAATATTAGACGGTAAATACAAAGGTAGGTTAATATTCTTTAACCAAGTAATAATGACAGGATTCCAAATACATATGGCAAACCAATTTTTAAGATCATTAGATACTGGAGAAGAAATCGAATTTAAAGATTACGACCAATATTCAGATTTAGTCAAAGTAATAGATAAAGTAATACAAGTAACAGAGTTAGAATACGGACTAGAATATAGCAAGTCTGACAAAGGATATGATCAATATAAAATAACGGACGTTTACGAAGGTTAAAAGCATAAGGGGGTAAATTCCCCTTATGTGATTTTTGAAATTTTTTTAAGAGGTGGGGAAATATGCTATTTTACGATTTTGAGGTTTTCAAGGAAGATTGGTTAGTGGTAATCATAGATACAGATAAAGAGATAATAAACGAGATAGTGAACGATAGATCAAAACTGAATGAAATATATCAAGCAAATAAAAATAACATTTGGATAGGTTACAACTCAAGACGTTACGACCAATACATATTAAAAGCAATACTTGCTGGATTCAATCCAAAAGAGATAAACGACTTTATGATAGTCGAAGGTAAAGGCGGTTGGGAGTTCTCGAGCTTACTCAATAAGTTCCCGATAATCAACTTTGACATAATGACTTCTATGCACTCACTAAAGCAATTAGAGGGGTTCATGGGTAACAACATAAAGGAAACATCAGTCCCTTTCGACATAGACAGGAAATTAACAGATAGCGAATTACAAGAGGTATTGAAATATTGTCGTCACGATGTAGAGCAAACAATGGAAGTATTCTTAAATCGCAAAGAAGAGTTCGAGTCACACATGGGACTAATCAAAGCATTTAATTTACCAATAAGCTATATGTCAAAAACAAAGGCTCAACTAAGTGCCATTATCCTAGATGCTCAAAAGCAGCAATACGACGACGAGTTCGAAATATCTATCGTTAAACCACTACGATTATCAAAATATAATTATATTAAAGAATACTACCTAAACCCAGTGAATTTGGACTATGATAAAAAACTAAAAACCGAAATTTACGAAGTACCTCATATTTTAGCATTTGGTGGAATACATGGTGCGATTGATAATTACATGGATGAGGGATTCTATGTAATGTCAGATATAGCATCAATGTACCCAAGTTTAATGATATTATTCAATTTCCTTAGTAGAAATGTAGTAGAACCTAAGAAATTCGAAGAAATCAGAGATACTAGAATAAGATATAAAAGAGCAAAGAATCCACTTCAAGCACCTTTAAAAATAGTCATCAATGGAACATATGGGGCGAGCAAAGATAAGAATAATTCACTATATGACCCATTAATGGCAAACAATGTTTGTATCAACGGACAGTTGTTAATCGTTGACCTACTGGAAAAATTAGAAATGGCATTTGGGAGTGATCTTAGATTAATTCAATCAAATACAGACGGTATTTTGGTTAAATTGAAAAATCCAAGTGACTACGATAAATACGTTGCAGTATGTAAAGAGTGGGAAACAAGAACAGGGTTCGAACTGGAACACGATAAATATTGTAAGGTATTCCAAAAGGATGTCAATAACTACATCATAGTAGATGAAACAGGACATTACAAATCAAAAGGTGGATATGTTAAAAAATTAAATAAACTCGATTATGACTTACCAATAGTCAACAAAGCATTAGTTAATTACTTCCTTTATAATATCCCAGTTGAAAAGACTATTCTCGAGTGTGACGAATTAATCGAGTTTCAAAAAATCGTTAAAATATCAAGCAAGTATAAATTTGCAGAACATAACGGAGAAATACTCAACGAAAAAACATTCAGAGTATTCGCATCAAGAGTTCGTTCTGACGGTGGAATATTCAAGGTCAAAATCAATACAAGAGAAAAAATAGCAAATACACCAGTTAAGTGCTTCATAATGAATGATGACATTAACGGTATGAGTTGTCCAAGGGCATTGGATAAACGTTGGTATGTAGAACTAGCAGAAAAACGAATTAAAGATTTTAAGGGGGAAAAATAATATGTTTAATGTAGGAGATAAATTAAGAGTTGTGGATAAAAACACCATGTTATTAGATGTAGGCGACATTGTAGAAGTAGTTAAAAGTGATGATTCAGTTGTTAAGATAAAACAGGCAGACGGTTCAGTTTTACCATGTTGGCTTCATAAAGATAGATTCGAAAAAGTAAATGTAATAAATGACGATAACGACATAGTGTCACACCCGCAGCATTACACACAAGGGAATATTCAAGTAATCGACTTTATACAAGATCAAAAATTAAATTTTGCTTTAGGTAATGCAATCAAGTATATATGTAGATGTAATTACAAAGGAACAAAAGAGATAGACCTTAAAAAAGCAATACAGTATTTAGAATTTGAATTGGGGGACAAATAATGGGAGTTATCGAGATATTAACAATATTATTGGTGATAATGAAACTTTGGGGAGTTACAACAGTATCATGGTTTTGGATATTACTTCCTGAAACACTAATAACAATAATATACTTTGTGTTTTTATTTAGTGCGTTGAAAATAGCGGGAAGGGACAAATAATGGAAGAAATAAGACAAGCATTGAAAATATTACATGATGAATGTAAAAACATAGATCATTGTGATAATTGTAAAATATATCAAATATTAGGGAATTGCTCAAGCAGTATATTTAATGTTCCCGAAGATTGGAAGGTAACAGATGAATAGAATAATCGCAGATATAATCATGTTAACAGTAATGATTGGATATTTAGTATTTGTATTATAACACTATGGTAATAGGCAGAATAATAATCGCAGCAATAGCGATATGTTTAATTTACACTTATGGGTATTAGGAGAGGATAAAATGAAAGTAGAATTAATGTCACATACACTAGCGCCCGAAGCAGTCGTGGCGAGTGCAGCAAAATTATGTTATTCCAAAAGTGGAATTGACAATGTAAGAACAAAATTAACACAGGAAGAAATAAACCGATTTTTAAAGCATTTAAACAAAATTGGTCATGAATCACCATTTGAACACGCAAGTTTTACATTTGCAATCGAGGGCATATCTAGGGCGTGCAGTCATCAGATAGTTAGACATAGAATAGCGAGTTATTCGCAACAGTCACAAAGATATGTTAAATTAGACCAATTCGAATATATAATGCCCCCAAGTATCGAGAAGAATCCATATACAAAATATAGATTCGAAAACCATATGGAACGAACTCAAGAATTATACGACGATTTAAGAAGAAAATTAATAATCGACAAATTCAAAGAAGAATACCCAAGTACATATGCAGAAAATGAGGATTCTTGGTTTAAAACAGGTATGTTAGGTCAAGCAAATTATCATCACGACATAGTTGAGTATTTAAGGGCGGCTTATCCAGTAACAATTAGAGATTTAGAGAAACAGGCAATAGAGGATGCAAGATATGTGTTTCCTAATGCTTGTGAAACAAAAATGGTCGTCACAATGAATGCAAGATCACTATTTAACTTTTTCAACGAACGTTTATGTAATAGGGCGCAGTGGGAGATTCGCCAAGTGGCAGAAGCCATGTTATTAGAAGTTAAACAAGTAGCACCAGTCATATTTGATAAAGTTGCACCTAACTGTGTTTATGGTAAATGTGG